TGCCTTTCACGAACAAACTCAAGTCGTTCGTGGCTGCTAAAAACAGATTTTAAAAAGGAGCCATTATGATTAAACGTATGTGGGGCATGGTTGTTCGGTGGATCAAATTAAATCTTATGCAGTATTATGATCCATACTTCAAAACCAAGGACGGGATGCATTATGCCAAGATGCCCAATGGAATAATTGTCCGGCTTGAGAACAAAAGAAGATTGAAGCGTAAGAAGAAGCTTAATGAGTTGAGAGAATTTTTTAAATAGGAGGACCAAATGAAACCAGGAACCAAAAAGAAACCAACAGTACTCAGAATGCGTGACAACGTAAGGATCAAGAAAGTCCCATCAGGTGAACCCACGCCTGCATTGAGGTTACCACGATGCCCTTCGCATCTCACTACCAAGGCCAAAGGGATCTGGAAACGCATGGGCAAAATTCTATTGAAGAACGGCTTGATCACAGAGTCAGACGAATCGAGTTTTGCTATTTGGTGTCAGGCTTATGCTGATCTGCAGGAAGCTGAATTGCAGGCAATCCTTGAGGACTTCACATACATCAGTGACAAGGGCAACATTCTGGCCAACCCTTTCTTCCATGCCTTGTACAAGTTACGTGCGCAGGTCGACAGGTTTGGAACCAGATTCGGTATGTCCCCTTCAGACCGGTCAGGCATATCCACTGAGGTTAGAAATGAATCCAACCCATACAGGGCTTGGCAGCAAGGCAAGGTAGTAAATGGAGGTAAGAAGAAAAAACAGAAACAATAGGAGGAGCAAATGAAAGGAGAAATTAAAATGAAAGTGACAATCGATTCGTTTATCACAAACACCAGAATGCGTTTGTGTAAAAACGTGGACTGTCAACATAATTTAGCAGCTATGAAGCATCCAGATGCGGGTCTTGATTGCCATCTCAAGATGATAGAGATCGATGAAGCCGGTCAATGTATACAGTTTGAGCCAGTAGAAGATGGCGTCATGTTTAAAAAACACAAAGATCCCTGCGCTCGCTGTGTCTGCGACAAATGCGGCCAACCGCATGATCCTAAATTACATGGTGATGATGATGTGATTGGTACAACACAATCTCCATTCGAAGGTGGGGTGGATAGCTAAAGGAGGAGCAAATGGTAAACGGATCCAATGGAGTAAATCGTGATTTAGGACAAATGGAAAAACAGGCAATAGATCAAGCAATGGCAGCCAAGTATAGGGGAGAGCCGAAGGTGGTTTGCGTCAATCCAGATTGTGACAGCGAGCTATTCACCGGATGTGCTCAGATTCACAAGGTGAGCCAGTTCATATCCGCTACAGGTCAGCAGACGTATTTCACTGTTCAACGGACTGCTTGCCTCAAGTGTCACACTCTATTGCCGTTGCAGCCATAGGAGGAGGAGTATGGAATTCACAAAAGATGTTGAAAAACTGAAAGAATATGATATCGGGAAATGGACTTACGGGACACCGAATGTGATAAAGTATAGGGAGAATGGTATCCTGAAGATCGGTAAGTTCTGTTCCATAGCGCAAGAGACCCGAATAATGTTAGGAGGTGAACACGAATATAATTGGGTCAGCACCTATCCGTTTAAGCATTGCTGGAATATGTCGGAGGTGAAAAGTGGAGAGCATACAAAAGGCGATGTGATTATAGGAAATGATGTGTGGATAGGCGGCGGGGTCATGATATTGTCCGGTGTAGAGATCGGTGACGGTGCGGTCATCGGGACCAACTCTGTCGTTGCCCGTTCTGTCTCCCCATATTCTGTCGTGGCTGGGAATCCTGCCAAGGAAATCAAAAAAAGATTTGATGATGAAACGATATTCATGCTTCAAAGAATTAGATGGTGGGACTGGTCAGATGAGAAAATATTCAGAAATATAAAAAATATGGGCAATATAAAAGAATTTTTAAAGGAGCAGCCATGAAGCATACATATGTAGAAGCTTATAAGTGTAAAGACTGCAAGAACATTATGCCTAAATACAGAAGCGGCATATCCCCACCGATGCCATACTTTTTAGCTCATTCTTGCTGTCCTGAATGCGGAGCCACTATGGACAAGATAAAAAGGATCACAGGCTATTGGGTTTATAAAAAAGTCGTGGTCGGACCTTTCTGGCCTTTAAGATCTACAGAGTATAGAAGAGACCACTTTGTCGAAAGGGGAAGCCATGAAGCCAAAAATAGGACCTAAACCACCAGTCAGACCAAATGAATTATGGGACGCCGAAGAATACGCTTGGGACATAAGGGAAGGTGTCATACCTGCTTGTGCCTGGATCAAGCTAATGGTAGAGCGATATTTTTCTGACCGTGAAAGAGAAAAGACGGATCCTGATTTTGGCTTTTGGTTTGACGAGAAATCAGCCTTGGAGAGTCTGCACTTTTTTAATTTCCTTTGTCATTCCAAAGGGGAGTGGGCTGGAGAGGTATTTGAGTTGGCACCGTGGGAAACTTTCGTGTGCTGGCAGCTATTTGGGTGGCTTCGCAATGAAGATGACATGCGTCGGTTTCGTACCTGTTACCTTGAGGTCGCCAGGAAGAATGGCAAGACAACGTTGGCTGCAGGTATTGGTTTGTACATGTTGGACGGTGACGGCGAAGCAGGAGCAGAAGTATACAGTGCTGCGACAAAGAAAGATCAAGCTAAGCTATCTCATGGTGAAGCAGAACGAATGGTCAAGTCATCTTTGTTTCTACGTGATCATATCACTTGTCATACCAATAATATCTTCAATAAGGCCACAAATAGCCTATTCAGACCACTTGGTCAGGACAATGACACCCTTGATGGTTTGAATGTACACTGTGCCTTGGTTGATGAGGTTCATGCTCATAAGACACGTGCCCTTTGGGATGTCCTTGAGACAGCAACTGGTGCCAGACGTCAACCGTTGTTGTTTGCTATTACCACTGCTGGCTTCAACCGGGAGACAATCTGTTTCGAGTTGCATGACTATGCACAGAAGGTTTTGGAAGGATCTGTTGATGATAATACCTTTTTGGGCATAATATACACATTAGATGTTGATGACAAGGGTGAATTGTCTGATGATTGGTCTGACGAGAGCATATGGGTCAAGGCCAATCCCAATTTGAATGTAAGTGTTAAGACTGACGACTTGAAGCGCAAAGTAGTCAAGGCCAATGAGATTCCGTCAGCTCTAAATACTTTCCTTCGCCTGCATTTGAACATTTGGACAGAATCAGAGACAAGATGGATACCTTATGGTACATGGATGAAGGACAACGATGAACCAATAGATGAAGCCAAATTAGTTGGAAGATCGTGCTGCGGTGGGCTTGATTTGTCGTCAAATAAGGATGTTTCGTCTCTTGTGCTCATATTTCCACCTGATTCGCCTGGTGGCAAATATATATTGTTGCCGAGGTTCTTTATACCTAAAGACAACATGACGATTCGTGTACGTAGAGATCGGGTCCCATATGATGCTTGGCAGCGTGAAGGTTTGATTTTTGCAACTCCTGGTAATGTGATTGATTATGGTTTCATTTTGAAACAGATAGACGAAGATGCACAGAAGTTTGATATTCGTGAGATTGCATTTGACCGTTGGGGTGCAACCAAGATCATACAGGATCTGCAGGAAATGGGCTTTGAAACACCTGGCGATAGCAAAATGTCACAAAGATTTCTGATAGGATTCGGTCAAGGTTACATGAGCATGAATGCACCTATGAAAGAGCTTGAGAATTTGATTCTGAAAGGATTGCTCAATCACGGTGGTAACCCTGTGCTGTCTTGGATGGCTTCCAACGTTGTGGTGGCCGAAGACCCAGCCGGCAACGTGAAGCCTGACAAAAAGAAATCAATTGAGAAGATTGATGGTGTTGTTGCTTCAATCATGGCGTTAGACAGAGCTGTACGGATGAAACCAAAGCGAATCATAAGGATGCCAACAGCGATTTGAATAAAATAATTTTTTCATTGACTTTTCTCTTTTTTTCATATAAACTTCTGTGTGTTTACTGCTCTCAGGAGCTATAACTTGGGATTAATATAATGAAACCAAGCATTTCTGATGTTTTGATTCTTTTGGGTCTGTCTCTTATAGGAGTGGGCCTTTTTTTATGGTTTGGTCTGGGTGTCGCTTTGTCTGTGACTGGAGTGTTATTTTTATCGCTTGGTGTTGCTGGTAATAAAGCAGAGCCAAAAAACAAGGCAAATAAAAAATGAGTCTTTTCCCGACTGTGTTTAGACAGAATTCGAATTATGGCCCTACTTCTGATTACTGGTATAGAGGTTTCTCACCTCCAACACAAGCCGGTATTCCTGTAAATGAAGTAACAGCAATGAAGTATTTGACTGTTTGGGCTTGTGTTACGTTGATTGCTGGGGATTTAGCCAAATTACCCTTAAATCTCTATAAAAAGCGTAAAGATGGGGGTAGGGACTCAGTGACGAATAATAATACCTTTGACCTTCTGCATCATAGACCCAACCCAGATATGTCCTCCTATACCTGGCGCGAATCTTCACAAGGGCATCTGCTCTTGTGGGGTAATACCTTTTCGAACATTGCCCGTGATAAGCAGGGAAGAATTGTCGCTCTTTGGCCGATAGCGGATCCGGGTAAAGTGCAGATGTATCGCAGTAATGGGGAGATATTTTACGAATATTATGAGGGTAGTGAAAGAGTAATCAAGAGCGGATATGATATTTTTCACATTCCTGCATTCAGTTTCAACGGATTATACGGAATGTCGGCCATTGCTCAGGCGAGGGAGTCGATCGGTGTAGGTTTGGCTGCGGAGACTTATGGTGGCAGGTTCTTCGGCGAGGGCACTCATCCATCAGGGCTGTTGACATTGCCGCCTGAAGTTACACTCGGTGACGACAGAGAAGAGTACATAAAAGCAATGAAAGACCAGTACGCCGGTCTTGGCAAAAGTCACACAATGATGCTCTTGGAGAATGGCGAGCAGTACAAGCCTGTTAACATGAGTATGGAAGATGCACAGTTTTTGCAATGTGTTGCGCCAGAAACACTTCTATCTATGGCTGATGGGACACGAAAAGTAGCTGCAGACATTGCCGTTGGCGATATGATTATCGGTTGGGAGAACAATGCTCCGATAAAGGCAAAAATAAAATCAGTATCTTTGCCATATAAAAAAGAGCTTGTAAGAATTACAACAGCAAGGGGCAGAGTATTAACAGCATCTCATGACCATCCGTTTTTGTCTATGTTGAATAAAAGAACTCCTGGCGGAAGGGCACTAAAAGAAAAACAAGAATGGATAAAAGCATCTGATTTGGTGGCTGGAAATCATGTCAAAATAGGATTAGGAGAACCTGGCATATCAAATAAAATGAGTTTTGATGAGGCATATTTATTTGGAGCTATGGTTGGGGATGGATATTTGCGACCTGGTGGGTTTTCTTTCTCATCTATTGAAACAAATATAGTTGACAGGCTGCGACGGATTTTAAAAAATTATGATGCTGAAATAGAAAAGAAAAACGGAGACAATTCAGATTGGAACATAAAGTGCGGTTACAATAGCACAAATAGATCAAAGCTGCGAAAGCTGTTTGATGCCGCTGGCCTAACAGGAAAACATGCGAATACAAAACGGGTTCCTGATTCTGTAATGTCTGGTGGGTTTGATGCTTGGATAGGATTTATATCTGGATATATAGATACAGATGGAACAGTCAATAAATCAACTAATTCTATTGTGATATCAAGCATCAATAGGGATTTGCTTGAAGATTGTCAGCATTTGTTGGCTCTTTTGAATATTCAATCCTCTATTTTTTATCATTGTGATGGCGGAGAAAAAGAAATTTGCGGGAAAATGTGTTATAATCTTAATGCTATGTATGGCCTTTGTATTAATGGAACATCTCAATTAAAATTGTCAGGGAAATATTTTTCCTTAGCCCATTTTGAAAAAAAGAGAAATTTGCAGCGGTTTGATTCTTTGCCAGATAGCAGATACAGAGATATAAATTGGGAATATGATAGGATTAAGGATGTTGAATGTGTTGGCATTGGTGATGTTGTTGGGATAGAAGTCGCTGGCTGCCATACTCATATTACATCTGGGGTAGTTACTCATAATACTCGAGACCACCAAAAGATTGAAATATGCGGCATGTACCATGTGCCACCGCATAAAATTGCAATTCACGGCCAGAATAGCAACTATAACAACCTTGAACAGGAAAATGCAAGCTATGTTGACAGTTGCTTGATGCACCACTTGAGAAGGTGGGAAGATGCTATAAATGGACAACTGTTATCAGAGGCAGAGCGCAGATCTGGATTGTACTTTGAATTTTTGGTAACAGCTCTGCTGCGTGGGGATTCAGACGCAAGGGCATCTTTTTATAATAAGCTTTTTCAGATCGGCGCTCTAACACCTAATGAGATCCGTCAGAAAGAGAACATGAACCCAATAGCTGTTGATGGCGGTGATGATCCTTTTGTTATGTTGAACATGATACCTTTGAAAGCAGCCACTGACATGGAGAAAATTGAGAGTGGCGGTACAAATGTTGGAGATATAGAGCAGCCTGGCAAAGAAGAACCAAAAGAAGATGTGAAGTCTTTTTTTAAAAGGATGTTTCCGAGAGACAAGCATCATAAACGGTCGATTGTCACCCGTGACAGAATAGCAAGCAGGTATAAACCTTTGATCAAAGATGCTGCACAGGCTGTTGTGAACCGTGAGTCACAGGCAATAAAGAGGAAGACTTCAAACAGGTCTTCTGAGAAAGAAATTGTATCTACTTTTTTAGATGATTTTTATAAAACTTTTCCTGATTATGTTGAAAAAAAGATGGGCCCAGTTTTACAGTCCTTCATGGTAGCAATATCTGATGAGGCAATGTCTGAAGCAGGCCTGGACGACATAAACATAGATGTTGAAGTATCAGAATATATAGAAAGTTTTGCTGCTCGTTACTCACAATCCTCACTGAATCAAATGCAGGCATTGTTGGCAGCCGATGATATGGAGTTGTTGACACAGAGAGCTGACGAATGGGTTGAGAGGAGAGCTGATAAAGTAGTGATGAATGAAATAGTTCAAGCTGCTGGAGCTGCATATGTTTTTATTGGTGCTTCTGCTGGGATTTCTGTGATATGGCAGATAAGGGGTAAAGATACATGTCCGTATTGTACGTCGTTGAGTGGTGCTCGTGTTGCTGCTGGAGAATCTTTTACTGATGGAGATGTGTCCCCAAGAGGGGTTGAGCCTTTGCCAGTATATGGACTTAAAATGCATCCTCCGTTACATCAAGGGTGTGATTGCTATTTATCAATGGGATGATAAGGAGGAAACAATGAAAAAGCGTGAAAGTGATAGGATAAAAGAACTTCTCGGTGCTGGAATCAAGAATGATGTTGAGATCCGCACCCAGACTGTTGAGCTGAGAGTGAACAGGGCTGAGGATGGAGCTTTGCCAAAGATAGAAGGCTATGCATCTGTGTTCAATAAAGACTCTGAAGATATGGGATTCATAGAGTGTGTAGCTCCTGGTGCTTTTAGTAAGGCTTTGAAGATCTCTGATGCAAGAGCTCTGTTTAATCATGATGCCAATTATGTTTTGGGAAGACAGTCTGCCGGCACATTGGAGCTAAAGGAAGACAAGACCGGCCTGTTTATGTCTGTTGACCCACCTGACACCCAGCTTATAAGAGACATGGTGCTAACACCCATAGAAAGAGGTGACATCAAAGAACAGTCATTTGGGTTCACCATTAAATCTGATGAGTGGAAGGGATTGGATTCAGATCATCCCACACGGACAATAACAGAGGTTAGGGAAATTTTTGATGTGTCTCCGGTCACTTTCCCGGCATATCAGGATACCACTGTTGCCTTACGATCTTTGGCTGCTGCTAAGGAAACATTTGAGCCACCTGCTGAAGAAGAAACATTTTCTGTAGTGGTAGACATGCCCGATACACCGGACGTTGAACCTATTGAATTTGAATTTAACACTTCAGATGAAGTTATTGACTTTGCTGAGAAGGTAAAAGAACTAAGGTTGTCGCTAAAGCCGATGCTCCCTGGCGATGATGACTTGGAATCTGAGCCGATGCTCGAAAAAGATTCTGATGCCCCGGAACCTGATGACATACTAACCCGAATTTCAAAAAAAGAGAAGGAGTTACGTCATGCGAACAGTTAAACAGTTGAGAGAAGATATTGCTGGGTACATGGAAAAGTTAGGTACCCTCCGTGCGTTATGTGTTTCAAAAAATCGTGATCCGTCTGAGGAAGAGCAGACGATTGCGGAAGGTTATCTCGATGAGGTTGAGAACCTGGAAGGCCTACTGGCCACAGAGCTTCGCTCCCGTGAGACCATTGATCGGCTGAAGGATCCTGCGCAGCCAGTCAAGAAAACCCCGATTGATACCCGACGAGATAAGGAAGATCGTGATGCTCGTGATCACTTCGCATCTCCCGGTGAGTTTTACCAGGCAGTTATCAGAGCCAGCACCCCTGGTGGTGTGGTTGACCCCAGACTTTCTACACGTGCCGGCACTGGGCTTTCGGAATCTGTTCCCAGTGATGGTGGTTTCCTTGTAGAATCAGAGATGTCTTCTGAGATTATCAAGAACGTATGGGATACAGGGATGATTTTGCCAATGGTGGACAGAATAACCCTCTCTGGAAACAAAAATGGTATGAAGTTCAATGGTCTGGATGAAACCAGCCGAGTCAATGGTTCCAGAGCAGGTGGTATACTTGCCTACTGGAAAGCTGAAGGTGCGACCAAGGTTGCTACGACTCCTACCTTTAGACAAATCGAATTGACTCTCCATAAACTGATCGGACTTTGTTACGCAACAGACGAATTGCTTGAAGATGCTCAGGCACTGGCACAAACCATCAATGAAGGCTTCCGTCAGGAATTTAATTTTAAATTGACTGATGCAATCATCAATGGCACAGGCGCAGGTCAGCCATTAGGTATCCTTAATTCTGGTTGTATGGTTTCGGTTGCGAAAGAAGCTGGTCAGGCTGCAGATACCATTCAGTATGAAAACATTAACAAAATGTGGTCACGACTGATGGCTTCTTCCAGACCTGGTGCTGTATGGGTTGTTAATCAGGATTGTGAGCCTCAGCTTAACCTGATGTCTGTGGCGGTTGGTACTGGCGGTGTCCCGGTTTACATGCCTGCTGGTGGTGCTTCTGCCCAGCCTTATTCTACTCTCTTTGGTCGACCTGTTGTTCCCATTGAACAATGTGCTTCCATCGGTGACACTGGCGACATTATGCTCTGCGATTTCTCCAAGTATAAAATGATCGACAAGGGTGGAATGCAAAGTGCCGTGAGTATTCACGTCCAGTTCCTGGCGGATGAGCAAGTTTTCCGTTTTGTCATTCGTGTAGATGGTCAGCCTGTTTTGGGTTCGGCTATAACTCCGTATAAAGGCACTAATGATTTATCACATTTCGTGAAATTAGCTGAAAGAGCCTAAACAGGAATGTCTTTGATGATGGTTTTTAATTTAAAATTTTAAGAAAGCGAGGTAAACAAAATGATGAATCTATGTCCAGAAATTTTTCCCGTAATCTCAGCATCCCCGCCTGTGGCTTCCGATGCCCTTCTGCTTACTTGTGATCCCATTAAGCTGGTCAATGCCAATGGTTGTTTGATCACAATTTATGAAGATCTGGTGGCTGCTGCAACTCCGCTGGTTTACACTGTTGATGAGGGTGCAACCGAAGCTGAAGCAAAAGCGGGTACCTATCCTCTGGCAGTTGTTTTTCCCATCTGGCGTAACGGCACAGCCCAGACCAGTGATGCTATGACTCGGCAAACCGATGCAGTGTCCAGCACTTACGCTGGCACGAATGGTGATTGGGTTATCACCTGTATCTATATCCCGGCTGACATTCTGACCGATGGCAGGGATTGGATCCAGCTTGAAGGCACGACTGGTAATGCAGGTAACCTCGTGACTGCCACGTATATGCTCGACGGCATCCGATTCGCACAGGTGACCCCACCTTCAGCACAGTAGCATAAAATGAAGATGGAGCAGCCTAAATGAGGCTGCTCCATTTGAAAGGAGGTTATCGTTATGTATATTGTATTCACCAAGTCTTATGACATTTATGAGCTTGGTCAGCATTGCAAGACAATGGAAAGAACCATGGCTGTGAAGATGGTTGTCCTTGGGGTTGCAATCCCGTATACTGAGCATCTTCAGAACGAAAGAGTGATCAAGGCCCAGACTGAAAAAACTGAAGCTGATGCAGACGCCAAAGCGATAAAAATTGCTGAAGAGGAAAAGGCTGAAAAGGCTGCTGACAAAGAGAAAACGTCTGGTCTCTTGAAGAATAAGAAGTTTGGCAAGAAAGAGAAAGCCGTAAGGAAATAACCTTTTACAGAAGGAGGTAGCTGACAAATGGCTAACTATGCACCAAGTACAAGAGCAAGATTAGGCGATATTAAGAATGGTATGCTTGTCCAGACAGCAAAAGAGGTTTCGTATTTGGACTGGGGAGTTACTGTTCAGGCGTACATCTTCAGGGTTTACAACCGTATTATGGTCCATGGGTTGTGGCTTGAAGTTGGCGCGACGGCTTTAGTGGGAGCTGGTTCGCTTCCATTATTTAATTATAG